TTCCCATGAGCGGGTATCGGCTGGCGGATGCCGACCGGAAAGCCTGCCCCGACTTCCATCCGATCAACGCAGGCGCGGCTCCGCCCCGGGCCACGCCGCGCCAACTCGCCCAACGCCGGCGCCGCAACGTGATGTGGTTCAAGTTGGCCCAGAACATGCGCGCCGCCGCGCGAAAACGCCGCATGAACACGAAGGGAGGACGCGCGTGAAGGTCTACTACATCGTCAACTGGCCCTACCACGAACACCGGGAAATGCCGATGAACCGGATCCGCTGGATAAAGGCGAAGGTGGACTTCGCCGGCGCGGCTTGGTACACGCTCTCGCGCCACCCGGACGCGACCGCCGCCCTGGCCACGTGGGAGATCGTCCGCGGCATGGCAGCCCTAAGCCCGTTTCGGGGACTCCTGTTGACCGACGAGAGCGACCCGCAACCGCTCACGGTGGACACAATCGCCGCGCTTTCGCGATGGAATGTATCCGAAATTACGCGCGGAATGACCGTTTTGACCGACGTGCTCAAGTGGGTGCAGTCGGTTGAGTTCGACCAGCATCCGGCCACCATCAGCCGCCGCTTATGGAAGCAAGTCTATGCGCCGCACGGACATAGCACCGCGAAATCTCCGCGCCGACGCCGCGCCGCGTCCGCGACGACAGCGCGATTGTTCCGCGAAGAAATCGCGCCTACATTAACAGAACAAGACAAGACAAGACAAGAGAGAGAGAGAACAGAAAAACGCGCGCGCGAGACGAACGCGCCCCCCTCTCCCCCTTCGGCTTCGCCTGAAACGGCAAACAACGGCACAGAGTCCGCGCCAGAGGCGTCCGGACCGAAAGCTGGCGCTGGACAGCGACCCCAGCCGCCCGCGCCCGCCACGCCCGCTGCGCCGTCATCCGCACAACCGTCCGCCACTGCGCCGCGGTCACCGTCCCTCATCTACCCCGCCGACGCCACCCCGACCGAGATTCTCTGCGCCGAAGCCACCGGATGGGGCGTTTCGCCGTGGGAACCCGTCCGCAGCGGCGTCGCGCAACTTCTGCAACTCTCCAATACCTGCCGCACCTGGACCCCGCAGGACTTCACCCACGCCGGCCTGCCAGGCGTCACGGACGTCGACGGCTACGTCAGCGCCTTCCTCCGCGACAAGGCCACCCCGGACACCCCTCCGAACAACGGCAAACTCAAGGCATCCTTCCGCCACTGGCACTTCCAGCGCATCCAGCAGCGCACCAAAGCGCTGGAACCGCCGAAGCCGCCGGAGCGGCCACCCGACGACGGGCAGCGCGTATCGATGACCGAAATGCTCGGAGCGCGTCTGCGCTGGCGCGAGAAGTGCCGCGCCGCCGGCGTCAATCCCGACGCTCCCGACGCCGAACAGAAAGTGCCGTTCGAAAAGTTGATGGCAGCAGTGGAGGTCCCAAACAGTGGCGGCGCACATGGGCCAGCCCGCAGATCGTCGGAGCCAAGATGAGAAAGGAACCCAATGATGGACTCATTGAAAAGAGCAGAGAAGGCACTCGCACGGCTGATTGACGCCGCCGAAGACTTCTCCAAGACTGTACGTCCGTTCCGGCGCGCGCGTCAGGCGGGAGCGCGGTGTCTTCGCGACAAAGCAAAGGGCGCAAGCGGATTGGATACCGTAGACCGCGAAACAATGCTGCGTTCCCTGCACGCATTGTGGCAGATCACCGGAAGCCACGTTCGTGTCTTGTGGAAGTTCGTCATGGAGACATGCGGCGTGGATAAGACAACCGCCGTGGCGATCTGTACGGAACTCCAATGGAATCCCTATATGGGAGTCTTTGATGAACTTCCACCGCGAGCATCCGCATCCACCGACCAACCGCGCAAACCCGTTCCCGGCGTCCGCGTCTTTCAGTGCGACGAATGCCAGCGCTTCTACGCCGAACCCACGCGCGACTGTCTATCCCCGAGCGCCGAAGACTGTCCGTTCTGCCACACGATGAACCCTCCCATCGACGTCTGCGCCCACCCCGAGTGGCCCGTCGACCGTGCCGGAAACCTCGTCAAGACCCTACCGGGAAACTCGCTGTGAATGATATCACTCTCTACACCGAAGACGAGGCGGCGGCGCTGATGAAGTTGCGAGACCGCGCGGCCGTCCGCAGACTGCGGCGCCGGGGTGACCTCGGGTGCGTCCGCCTGTCCCCGAAGTGCATCCGCATCAGCGCGGCCCAGATCGCGGAGTTCATCGACCGCGCGACGGTCCAGCCAGCCCCCTTGACCATTCGCGGAATGAGAGGTACTCTTACCGGCGGTAACACGCGCCCGCGCCGCGAAAGGAGGTTGGGATGAAATGGCGAAGGGTGTGGATCGTCACAAGACGCAGAGCAGGCAAATCGACGCACCACGTCTGTTGGTACGATGACTCCGGGCGTCAGCGTTCACGCTCTGTCGGAACAAGTCTGGCGCGCGCGAACGACATCCGGCGCCGCATGGAGACGGACCTGAACGCCGGCAACCTGCGGGAGCCGACTGCTATCATGCTCTCGGAGTTCATCACGGAGCATCTGGACATCGCCGCCACACAGGTGCGGCCGTCCACCGTTCGCGATCACAAGATCACGCTCCATCAGTTCCTGAATCACGTCAAGGACCGCCGCATGGATACGCTCACCATGGCGAAGGTGGAAGCCTTTCTCGGACGCAGGAGGTCGGAAGGCGTGTCCGAGGCCACGGCCAACAAGCTGTTGCGGACTCTGAAGAGCATCTTTGCCCGAGCAATGGCGAGAGGCTACCTGGCGTCCAATCCATGCGCCGGCGTCAGGAAACTGCGCGAGCCGGAACGGACGTACCGCATACTCACCGCCGATGAAGTCAAATCGCTTGTGGACGCCTGCCGGGTACTACGATGGAGAGTGCTCATCTACCTGGCTGTCACCACGGGAATGCGAATCGGCGAACTCGTGAACCTTCGATGGGAGGACGTCGACCTGCACGGCGGCGCCATCACCATTCGCTGCCGCGACGACTTCCGGCCCAAGAGCGGACACAATCGGACCGCTCCACTCTCCAACGAAGCCGTCGCCGGACTGGCGGAACTGCGGGACGCCGGAGAGCACGACGAATGGGTCTTCAGCACGAACGGACAGCGCATGGGAATCGACGTTCACCGCACACTGGCAGCCATTCAGCGCGATGCCGGCCTTGCGGACAACCCCTTCACCTTCCACGACCTGCGGCGGACCTTCCTGTCACATCTGCAAATGGCCGGGGTGTCCTCGGCCGTCGCGCAGAAGTTGGCCGGGCACTCAAGCATCAGCACCACCGAGAAGTTCTACACCCGCATACTTCCCGACGCTCTGCGCGCCGCCCCGGCCCGGCTGCCCTACGTCGAAATCGGAATCACGTCGTTTTCACGTCTCGCCGCTGGAACGGCGGGAAAGGCAAAGACGGCATGATCGTAACCCATGACCATGCCGTCCTTTGCGAGGCGCGCCAGGGAGGAGTCGAACCCCCGACCGGTGGATTTCTAATCCTTTTTGGGCGTCTGGAACCTGTGAGGTCATAAAGCGATGCGAGGGCGCGTGTTACCACTTATACCCTTGCTGCAAGGCTGTTTATAGCATCTTCCGGTCGTGTTCCGCAACGGTCGGTCGCGTTCGGTTGCGTCGTTTCGTGACGTATGGTGTCACGTCGTTTTCACGTCTCGGGGTGAGCGATGCCGCGCAAGGCGAAGACGAAGAAGGACTGGACGACGGTTGTCAAACTGGCAGATCGGTTGGGGATAACGACCCGAACGATACGCCGATACCGAAAGAGTCCGGGCTTCCCGGCAGAGGGCACGGTCGCCGATATCGAGGGATGGATTGCCCGCAGGGATGGGAAGCGCCCCCCGGTCGACGCGACGGGAGACCCTGCCACGGGTGGGGGAGATACGTCAAAAAGTGACGGGAAGCCGTCAGAATATGACCCGACGCTGTCCGCGGCGGAAGTGAGCCGGCGCAAGAAGTGGGCGCTGATGCGCCAGGCGGAGGAGGACGCGAAGGTGACGGAGATGGAGCGCCGCCAGAAGGAAGGGGAGTTGGTCGCGACGGCGGACGTGATGTCGATGTGGACCCGGATAGCGACGGGTTTGAAGAACGACCTCTTGAACATCGGGGCGCAGGCGCGGCAGAAATGTGCTCCGTTGCTCCGGGATCCGGTCGACGCCGGAAAGGTGCAGGACGCCGTGGACGAAGCGGTCCGCCGCGCGCTGGAGAAGGCCATTGAGCACGGGGAGACGGCATGATAGCACCCCACGCCATTGAGGCGCTGAACAACCTGCGGACGATCCGCCAGGCGTTCTGGAATGCGCTGCGCCCTCCGCCGAGCATGACGATTGACGAGCACGCGGAACGCACTCTGTACCTGTCCGAACGCACCAGCGCCATTCACGGGCTGATTGACTTCGGCCACACGCCCTACTTGCGCGGCCCGTTGCGGATGTTCTCGGACCCGCGCGTCGTTCACTTGTTCGCGTGCTTCGGGACGCAGACGGGGAAGACGACCTTGGAGATGGCGATCTTCAACTTCATCGTGGACTACTCGCCGGGGCCGCTGATGCTGGTCTACCCGACGCAGCACGTGGCCAAGGAAGTGAGCAAGGACCGCTGGCAACGGCTCTTTGACGACTGCGAAAGTCTTCGGTGCCACAGGACGTCCAAGGCGGATGACTTCCAACTCCTGCAGTACACGCTGGACCGCATGACGGTGCGGTTCGCGTGGAACTCGATGGCGTCCGTCTCGTCGCACCCGGAGCGGTACATCCTGAAGGACGAGACGAAGGACCTGGAGGCGGAGATCAATGCGGCCGTGGACGACCGGGCGAAGAACTTCTTCGGGCGGAAGATCATCGAGGCGAGCAGTCCCTTGCACCCGAAAGATAACATGTGGACGGGGTTGGGGCTGGCGCGCGATCACGCGGAAGAGGACAAGTACCAGACGGCGGACAAGGGCGCGGCGCCGGGCCTGCGGCTGCCCGTGCGGCGCTGGAAGCCCGCGAGCAGCACGTCGGTCCACTTCTTCCACGTGCCGTGCCCGCTGTGCGGACATTGCCAGCCGATGCACCCGGACAGGATTCGGTGGCCGCGCGACTGCGCCATCCGCGACATCACGTGGAAGGCGACGTACCTCTGCGAGAAGTGCGACAAGGAGATACCGCAACACGCGAAGCGCGCGATGGTGGAGGCCGGCGAATGGGTGAGTCCCAACCCCGGCGGGGTCGCCATCGGCTTTCATCTGTCGTCGCTCTACTCGCTGTTGGGGGAGTCCTGCACGTGGGGCGAGATCGCGGCCCGGTACATCCGGGTCCACAAGTACACGGAGCCGTACAAGGCGTTCGTGAACGGGTACCTGGCGTGGCCGTGGGAAGAGGAGGAGTACGGGCGCGATTCGGTGTCCGTGGCCGTGCTGAAGGAGATGGCGCAGCGGCAGGGGGGATACCGGCGGAACACGCTCCCGGATGGGGCCCTGATCGTGACGGCGGGCTTTGACGTGCGGAAGACGGAGATTCACTACGTGGTGTGGGGGTGGGGCGGGGCATCGGCGGCGGAGCGCGAGGCGTGGTTGATAGCATGGGATATCCACAAGGTGGACATGGAGGCGAACCCCGACGAGGCGATGCGCTGGATTTCGGAACTGCGCCCGCTGCCCTTCGTGGGCGGGGACCGGAAGCTGATGATCGTCGCCGCGGGCATCGACACCGGCTACAAGGCGGAGGATGTCTACGGCTGGTGCCGTCAGTTGCGCTGGCTGTGGCCGATGAAGGGACGCCGGGGCGACATCCGCGTCCCGGAGGGCATGGAGGAATACGTGCTCACGGCGACGCGCGTTGACAAGACGCCGAGCGGGCGCGCGCTGCCGGGCGGAATCGTGCTCCGGTCCGTCAACACGGGACTCATCAAGCGGGAACTCTACGACGCCCTGTCGAGCGGGTCCGCGCGCGTTCCGGTCGACGCCGATCAGATCATCCTCGGTCAGTTGAACTCGGAGAAGATCGTCACGCGACGGAACGCGCGCACGGGCCGGCTTGAAAGCTACTTCGTCCAGAAGCGCAAAGCGGAAGAGGAAGACGCCGAGACCGCGCAGAACCACTTCCTTGACGCGACGATGAACGCGCGCGCCGCCTTGGAGGTGCTCGTAGCCGGACAGAGCATCGAGACGGCCGCGCGACGATGGAACGCTCTGGTAGGGGGGCGCACGGTGACGCTACAGGAACTTGCAGACAAGGCACAATGACATGGCCAGACGAAAGACCGCCGCACCCACGCCGCCCGCAGAGCAGGGGGCCGACGACCTCATGCGCGAACTCGCGGAATCGGCGCCGCCGTCCGCCCCGGCGCCGAAACCGCCGCCGCAACCGTCCGCGCCACGAGAGACCCCCAAGCGGTTTGTCACGCTGCAGGAACTCGCGGACGCCGCCGAGAACCCGAACGGCGTGGGCATCCGCTGCCCGAAGTGCTCGGGCCGGCTGTCATCGGTCTACTATGTCCGCAACAAGCCGGACGTCCGGGAGCGGCAGCGAGTCTGCGCGCACTGCGGCCACAAGTACCAGACCGTCGAGGAGCGGCTGTAGGGGGGTGGCGCCGGGGCTTCCGTTCCACGTGAAACCCACAACCCCTTGTGGTGTGTTCCACCGGTGGAACAATCTGCGGTGATCGACTTGACGTGCCAGCAAAGTGCGGGTATTCTCCGCACAGGACGCAAGGGCGCGCAGCGTGGCGGAATGGCCCCCGTCGCGAACGACGCCGGACAGGACGACTGATCGGAGCCGATCCTTCGATCAGTCGTCTTTTGTTTGGCGCTGGACATGGCAACGGACTATCAGGACATCATCGACGCCATCGACGCCGCGATTCTCGTATGGGCCGGGCAGCCCGTCGAGATCGACAATAACGGCAAGAAGACGGTCTACCGGACCCTGAACGACCTCATTCGCGCGCGCCAATACTACGTCCAGTTGCAGGCATCGGCGGCGCTTGGCGGGAACTCCATGCAGTTCGCGCAGATCGAAAACGGAGGGCCGCGCGGATGAGCGCCCGCAACAGGTTCGCCGCTGCATGGAACGCGCTCCGGGGCGCGCAGCCCGCGCTGGAACCGCGCCCCATCGGGGATTTTATCGGCGACCGTCCGGGGCGCGCGTATTTCGACGCCGCCGCGAGCGGACCCACGAACCGCAACCACTGGGGATTGTACGGGTCCCTCGACGCCGACAGCCGCATCATCCCGGACCTGGACACCCTGCGCAAGAACACGGCGGCGGAGTACCACAACAACAGCTACGTCAAGGGCATCGTGGACACGCTGGCGCGCGACGTGTCCGGCACGGGGCCGATGGTGATCGTCAATGACGAGGCGCAGATCGACGCCGGCGACGACGAGGTCGAAACCCCGACGCCTTCCATCGGCGACGGCTACGAGCAGAGGTTCGAGGAGTGGTGCGCCATCGCCGACGCGAGCGGAAAGAAGACGTTCGCGCAGATCATCAACGACATCATCATCCAGATGTGCGTCGACGGGGAATACCTGGGCGTGCTGAAGTCGGTAAGCCCGCGCTCTCGGACGGCCGACTACCCCGTCAAGCTGCGCCTGCTGTCCGTGGCGCCGCAACGGCTGATGACGCCGTGGGGAATGACGGACGGATTCGCCAAGCGCAACGGCCAAAACTACGAGACGTACCTGAACGGCGGCATCGAGTTCGACGGCGACGGGATTCCGCTCTTCTACTACATCCTGAAGCATCATCCGGGGTCCGCCGTCAACTACACCGACCCCAACGCCTACGAGAAGGTCCCGGCTTCCGCGGTGATCTATCTCGGCGTGACGCCCTTCCCCGGACAGTCGCGCTCCTACCCGTGGCTGTCGCCCGCGCTGGAACTCCTCGCCTACCTGCGCCGGTTCACGCTGGCCGTCATCGACGCGGCGGAGAAGGGCGCGGACATGGCGGTCCTGCTGGAAACGTACAGCGAGCAGGCCCTTCCCTACGACATCGCCCCGCTCTCCTCGACCACGCTGAAGCGCGGGTCCGTCACCGTCGCGCCGCCCGGCTACAAGTCGGCGGGGTTCAAGAGCGAACAGCCGCAGACGACCTTCCAGATGTTCCGGGACTGCATCATGGGCGAAGTGCTCCGCTGCATTTCCATGCCCTTCAACATCGGCATCGGGAACAGCGCCGGCTACAACTTCGCCAGCGGGCGGCTGGACCATCAGGTCTACGGGCGGTTCATCGGCGCAATCCAGGAGTGGGGGAGCATTCAACTGGGGGACCGGCTCTTCACCGAATGGCGCCGCGAAGCGGAACTTCTGCCGGGCTATCTGCCGCGCCGGTTCCCGGCGAGCGCGCGCGTGGAGACGACCTACTACTGGGACAGCGCGCGCTACGTGGAAATCCTGAAGGAGCGGCAGGCGCAGGGCATGGCGCTCGGAAACCGCATGACGAGCTACGCGCGCGAGTGCGCCCGGGAAGGCATCGACTACCGGCGGCTCTTCCGCCAGATCGCCCGCGAGAAGCGGCTGATGAAGGCCCTCGACATCCAGACGACGGACATCGAGAAGGCGCTCAACCGGCCCGCGAACGAAGCCGCGCAGGAAGAGGAATCGACCGGGGCGCAGAAGAAGAAGGAGACCGCCCATGCGTGATAGCAGCATCCAGCATCAGCCGTGGGACGTGTGCGCGCGCTCGGCGAACGACGATCAACACCGCGACATCACGGTCCGCGCCTACCGCGTCAACGCGGAGACGTGGAACGAAGGGACGCGCTCCGTCGAGGCCGTCATCGCCACCGAAGCGCCGGTGTCCGTCTTCGACATGCGCACGTGGGAGATGATTCAGGAAGTGCTCTTGATGGACGGTTGCCGGCTGCCCGACAACCGGCAGATTCCCCTCATCGACACGCACAACCGGAGCACCATCCGCAACGTGTACGGCAGCAGCCGGGAACTTCGGATCGAGAGCGGCCAACTGGTTGCGCGCAACTGCTTCGCCGCCGATCAGGACTCCAAGGAGGCCGGCGACAAAGTCCGTGACAAGCACGTCACGGACAACAGCATCGGATACCGCGTGTTGAAATCGGTCCAGGTGGAGCCGGGGGCCACGGCGACGGTGAACGGACGCACGTTCACGGCGCCGAAGGACTGCGCCCTCCGCGTCACGACCGAATGGCAGCCGGTCGAAAACAGCTTGTGCGTCATCGGGGCGGACCCGAACGCAAAGACTCGCACCGAATCGGACTCGCAGACCGAGACGCCGCAGTCGGCGTCGGCAAGGGCGGCTGCGGCAGCGCACACCCCGGCGCAAGGTCCACAGGACGGGGCCAGAGGAAAGGAGACTCACATGAGCTTCAGCGCCTGGTTGGAAGCACGTGGGCTGAAGGAGGCGGACCTGACCGAGACGCAGCGCGCCGCCCTGAAGGCCGATTTCGACGCATTCACCGCCGCGCAGCGCACGCCGCCCGCGCCGCCCCCGGCCCCGCCCGCGAACGACACGGGACGCGCGGAAGCCGTCGCGCAGGAGCGCCGCCGCATCGCGGAGATCAACGAGGTCGCCCGCCAGCACCCCGAAGCCACGCCGGAGATGGTCAGCGCCGCCGTGACCGACGGGAGGTCCGTCGACGCCTTCCGCGCGGCGGTCCTCGAAGCCATCCGCATGGCGCGCCCGCAGACGCCCGCCGCCCCCTCCGTCCATGACGGGCAGGCGCCGGTCGAGCGCGCGCACATCACGGCAGCCCTGTGCCTGCGCGCGGGCATGAGCGACACCGCGCTGGTGAACGCGAAGCACTTCACCGCGCCGCAGATGGAGCAGGCGTACCGCATGCGCTCCATCAGCCTGCTCCAGGTCGCGCACGAAGCCTGCCGCATGGCCGGGCGTCCCCTGGGCCGGTTCGTCAGCGACGACGAACTGATTCAGCGCGCCTCCACGACGGCCGACTTCGGCAACATCCTGGCCGATGTCGCCAACAAGGCGGCGCTCACGGCGCTGGCGCAGACGCCCTCCACGGCGCAGAGGTGGTGCGGCGAGCGCAGCGTCAAGGACTTCAAGACGCTCAAACTCGTCCGCCTGACCGACGTGGCCGCGCCGGAAGCGATCAACGCCAACGGCGAACTGAAGCACGGGCAGATCGGCGACATCGGCGAATCCCTGGCCGTCGACACGCAGGGCCTCGTGATCGGCATCGGGCGCAAGACGCTGATCAACGACGACATGCAGATGTTGACCAGCGTTCCGCAGCGCATGGTCATGGCGCAGCTTCTGGCCCTCGACAGCGGCCTCTACGCCGCCATGATCGGCAACCCGACCATGGAAGAGGACTCGAAGGCCCTCTTCCACGCCGACCACGCCAACATCCAGGGCAGCAGCGGGCGCAAGTGGTTCCTGGCCGCCAGCCCGATGATGGCCGACCACATGATCATCGGCTACCTCAACGGCGTCAAGACGCCGAAGGTGGAGCGCATCGAGGAGAACGGCGCGTACCTGGGCGTCCGCATCCGCATGTACTTCGACTTCGGCTATGCCGCCGCCGGCTGGCGCGGCATCGTGGAAGGTCTCGGGACGCTCGACGCGACGAGCCTGTCCGCCGCGCGCACGTTGCTGGCCCGGCAGACCGACGCCAAGGGCAGCAAGCTGGCCCTGGCGCCGAAGTTCCTCATCGTCGCCCCGGAAGACGAGTTCACGGCCCGGCAGTTGGTCACGAGCTCGACGCTCCTGACGGTGACGGGCGCGAACGCGACGTTGACGAACACGGGCACGGCGAACCCGATCTCCGCCTGGAACCTCGAAGTCATCCCGACGCCGTTCATCGCCGCATCGTAGCCGCTTGCGGGGGGACTAAACCGGGTCATGCCGGCCCCCCTCCGCCGTTTCGGGAGTCTGAACGTGAGACATGGATCGGTACTGGAAACACTTTGGGATCTGCTCGGTCGAATGGCCGAGGGTCCGGGAGGAAGTAACATGAGCATCAAAGTGCGCATCTACGCCGTGGGCGAATCGCTCGACTACACGCCGGGCAGCGCCGTGGCCGCGGGCGCCGTCATCGCCATCGCCGGCGGCGCGGGCATCGCCACCTCGCCCATCGCCGCAAACGAGAAGGGCGCGCTGGTCATTCAGGGCCTCGCGAAGGGCGTCAAGGACAGTTCCGACATCGCCGAAGGCGAGCAGGTCGGTTGGGACGCCAACGGCAGCCCCGTGGGCGGCGTCGCGTTGAGCGGCGCGCTCACCAGCGACCCCACGAAGATGGACATCGTGTGCGGCAAGGCCAGCGCCGCCGCCGACGCGTCCGCCACGGAAGTCGTCTTCCTCCTGAACGTCGCCGGCAAGCAGGCGCACGTCGCCGACGCCGGAGCGGCCACCGCCGCCGCGCTCACGGGCACGCTGACCGGCACGGCGAACGGCGCGATGGTCGACGTCGCCGCCACCGCCGGCGGTTGCGGGGGCGGAAGCTCCCCGACCGCGACGCAGGTGGACGCCGCCATCGCCACGGCGGTCGCAACCATCGTGTCGGGCGTGAACGAGGAAGACAAGGAGTTGCAGACGCAGATCAACGCCCTCATCACCGATGTCGGCGCCCTGCGGACGAAGCTCAACGCCGCCCTCTTGGCGCTCGAACGCGCCGGTCTCGTGAAGACGAGCTAGCAGTCCCTGCCGCCGTCCCCCCGGCGCGCGGGAACTTGCAGGTTCCGCCGCGCGCCGGGGCTGTCCCATGAACGGACACGAGATGAGCGTTTTCGACACCCACGCCGCCGTCAGCGCCGAGCACATCGAGGCCCTCCACGCCGACCTCTGCGCCTATCAGCGCAAGGCCGGGGGCGACCCCCTGTCGCTCAAAGTCACGATTGACGAAACCGAACTCGCGGACGGCGCGGGCCTGCCCGAAGTCAACCGTCCCTTCGGCGCGTCGCCGGGGCGGTACGCGCGATGTTCCATCCGCACCATGTTGCTCGATCACCCCGCCTACGGGGACACGATCACCGACACGCACGGAGTTGTCTGGACCGTCCTTACCTTCAAGCGCATCCCGGCCTGGTGGGAACTCACACTGATGAGCGACCAGCGCGCGGGATTCTCGGCCGTACAGGGGAGACAGAGATGACCGCCAAGATCGAAGACACGTGCCCGGACCACTGCAAGCGCGAACAAACCCGCCTGGACGCGGACAACAAGGACCAATGGAAGGCGCTCAATGTGCTCCGCGAATCCGTCTACCGCCGCCCGTCCTGGTACACGACGGCGATCATCAGCTTCCTCATCGGCATCTGCGGTTACCTCTACGCCCGGCTGGACGACGCGCGGGGGATCGACGTGCGCGTGACCGTCCAACTCGGCAAGGTCGAGACCCGGCTGGAATCCGTCGAACGTCAACTCGCCATCCTGACCTCCCAGTCCGTCGGCCACGGAGCGCGCCCATGAAACGCCGCCACGATCACCTGCACGATCTCCTGAACTGGATCAGCTACAACCGCGGCACGGTCGCCGCGCTCGCCATAGGAGTTATTTCGGCGCTCTTTCTCGTCTCGTGCGAACCGAAGACGCAGAGCCTCATCGACCCCGCGCGGAGCGTGACGGCCCCGGAACTCGCCCGCGAGATCGCCGCCGTCGAGAGCGACTTCGCCGGCAAGATGAAAGCCGCCGAACTGGCGAAGGCGGACCTCGAAGCGCAGATCAAGCGCCGGCAGGAGTTCGTCGCGCTGGCCGGGCAGGTCGGGAACATGGCCGCGACCGGTGCTATCAGCCCCGGTGGAATGGCCGGGGCCGTGGTGCAACTCCTGACCCTCGCGCTCGCCGCCGGACTTCTCTACGACAACCGGCGCAAGGACAAGCTCATCAGCACCGTCAAGACGATCAACAAGGCCACCGACGCACTCTCCAAGGAGCCGTAGCATGTCCCTTCTTCTCCCCAAGCGCCTTGCCGCCGCCGGGACGCCCCTGATCGGGCGCACCGGCCCGTGCTCCATCCTTCCCGGAGCCGTGGCCGTGCTGCCGGGGCGGCGGAGAATCTACCGGACGCGCGGCGGGGCAGCACCCTTCCCGGACCCCACGAAATACTACAAGGTAAAGGTGGAACATTGGTGGGACGAAGGGTGTCCCGGCTCCCCGTCGTATACGGAGCACGTCTGCATCCTGGGCGCCAACCTGCCGGAGTTCGGGGTATGTGCTTACGATGAAATGTCCTATGAGTACATCAAGTACACGCTCGAAAGCGAAACCGGCTACGACACCGAAGAAGCGTGTCTGGCGGCCTGCATCGCGTGCAGCGGCTCCAGCCCGACAGCGGCGTCGGTGACGATCTCCGGCCTGCTCACGGGCGGCCCATTCACGCCGTGCTCCTACTGGAACGGGACATGGGAGATACCGTTGACGCAGTGTGGCGGTTCGCTTTCCGGCGCCGGCGGCAACAGCAACTTGGTGCTGACTATCGGCGGGTCGAGGCGGCTGACGATTTCCTCATGGTGTGCCAATGCGCAGCGCGACCTGTTCTATCTGGCCGGTGACGTGCCGTTCGACTGCATTGGGACGTTCGAGTTGTCTCCGTCCGGCAACCCCAAGTCCGTCGGCGCAACGTGTTCCGTGACGCTTTCATAGAGGAGATGTCGATGATGGAGTGCGTCGGAACCATAACGCCGGAAGGGTACGAATGCTTGGTCACGAAGCGCGTGACCGGCGCTCGCGTGTTCGTCCGTCCCGGATACTGCGTGAAGTGCCCGCGCGTGGACGACAACACCGGGCACGTCTCGGCGGTGATTACCAGTGTTCTGCGCGGCCTCGCGAGTGGACGGGCGTGCAGCCAGTGTAGCGGGGCCGTCCTCTCACGCGCCGATGCCACGGCGCTCGCGGCCAAACGCCCGCCGCCGCCGGCCGTGCCGCGACTGCTCGATGATGGGACGGCAGACCTGCGGGAGTGCGCGCCGTGCAAGGACACCATGTTAGAGAAGATGAAGTCCGCCATTGACGCCGCGCGCCCCGACGTGCAAGCCCGCATTGTCACCCCTTGACCTGAAAGGAATCGCACATGGCGAGCAAGGTTTTCACCGTCCGGCACACCGCCGGCAAGTCCGTCTACTTCCGCGCGTTGCGCCTGTCCGACCGGAAGGTCTTCGACTTCGACGCCGGGCAACTGGCGTGGAAGACGAACCTCGCGGCCTGCGTGAACCCGAAGGCGGCGGCGACCGAGAACACGGATTTCGGGGACGCGACGGACAGCCTCTATTGGGCGTCGATCAACCTGACGAACCTCAACAGCGAACTCAGCACGCCCTATGACATCATCTTGCAGGCGATGGACGACGACACGGCGGACACGATCATCGCGGAGACGCACATTTCCGTGACGAACGGGCTGTTGCAGGAGGACAAGACGCAGAACGACGCCGACACGGCCAAGACCTACGCGATCAGCGCCGACACGAAGGCGGGACAGGCCAAGACGGCCGCCGACACAGCCGCCAGCGCCGCCGGCGACGCCGAGACCGCCGCGCTCGCCGTGCAGACCGCCGCCGACTTCTGCAAGGACGTGGCCGAAGGGGACGTGACCATCGACACGACCGCGACCCCGTGGGAACTCGTGATCTGCGCCAAGGGGACGGCGACGGAACTCGTGCGCAAGAAGCTCTACACGGTGAACGGCGTCGGCATCGGCGCGGCGTCGGACATCATCGGCAAGCAGTTGGAAAACGCGCTGTAGGAAACCGCCCGTGGCCAAGACCATCAACACGGCGATGTACCAGGAACTCGCCCGCGTGGAAGCGGCGCAGGGGAAAGCCCCCGTCGCGGCGACCATCGTGCGCATCGAGGGCAACGCCGCGCCGTACATGGCCTGGCTGGCGAAGACCTTCCCCGGCGCTTTCAACAGCGCGCTGAAAAGTCTGGGTTGGTGGATTCGCGGGGAGATTCAGCGCGGCATGGCGACGGAGCACCCCGGCGCCGTGGCCTGGCCCCCGCTCTCGCGCGTGACGCAGACGCGCGTGCTCGATGCCCTGCGCGGGCGCGGGCGAATGCGCAAGGGGAAGAGAATCCGTGGCTACTATCCCCCGAAGGTGCTGAAGTACAGCCGCTTGAAGGCCGGCGGCGAAAGGCTCCAGCGCGCCGTCCGCTACAAGTGGCAGCCGGGCCAGATCAGCATCGGCTGGATCACCCCCAGCGCCGCGCGCTCCGGGCGGCTCTTTCAGATGCAGTTCACGCGGCCCATCACCGCGCGGATGCGGCGCTTCTTCAACGTCGCCAAGCTGAAGCTCGGACGCAAGGCCATCGTGCATCCGGCGCGGCCCCTGATGAAGCCGGTCTTTGACGCCGTGCAGGGTCAGATCATCGACCGGCTGTCCGGGAACATGGAACGCCGCCTCTTCTGGCGCTCGAACATCGACGCGAAGGGCATGTTCGCGGCGTACCTGTCGAAAGCGGGGGCGGCATGATCACCCTCTCGGCCATTCTCGACCGCGCCGCCGCGAAACTGGCCACCGACGCCGCCCTGCTGGCGTGGTGCCAGGCGCAGTTCGGGAAGGCGCCGCTCATCTTCATCGGCCTGGACGAACAGAACCCCCCCGGCGTCGATCAGTGCCCGTGCATCGTGCTTCGCCCGACGCACGCGGTGGACGGCGACGAGGCGGAGGAGTTCGCGTACACCTTCCGCGTGGACTGGGCGGTGGCCAACAGCGCGCAGACGACCGCGGCGGGCGTGACGAAGTACACCGGCATTGCGCAATGCGACGCGCTCGGAACGCTCATCTACACCGCGCTGCGCACCTTGAGCGACAACGTCGCCATCAGCGACCGCGAGACGGTCTATGAGGACGGCGCCATGTTTCCGATGTGGCTTGCGGGCGCGTTCCTGTCCATGCGCGCGCCGCACCTGATCGGGGGAGAAGTAGACCTGTGAGACCTTCCGCACTGGGCGGAATTATGAGAGCAGTCGGGCCGGTGGGTGTCTCCATCGGCTACGGCCAAACAGAGGAGGACACTGCAATGCCGCAAGCCAAGGGATTCGCCACGCGGACCATCTTCGACCTGGAGACGACCTACGGCGCGGACCCGTCCGTCAAGGCGGGCCGGTCCATGCCCTTCAACAGCAACAACGTGATCGGGACGCGCGAGCAGATGGACCCCGCCACGATCACCGGCAGCCGCAACGCCGCCGAACCCTTCAGCGGGAACATGGACGCCGGCGGCGATTACGTCGTCCCCGCCGACCTGAAGGCCATCGGGTGGTACCTGCGGGCCATGTTCGGCGCGCCGACGACCACGGGGTCCGGCACCTACACGCACGTCTTCAAGCTCGCCGGCAACACGCAGCCGAGCTTCCTGATCGAGCGGCAGTTCCTCAGCCTCGCCAGCCGCGTGGCCTTCCACGTGAACGGTTGCCGCATCAACCGGTGGGCATTCAACCCCAGCGGCGGCGCGGATGAACTCGTGCACACCTTCGGCATCCTCGCGGCGAACGAGACGAAGATCAGCCCGCCGTCGACGCTGCCCTACAACGCGACGGTCGGCGCAAAGACCTTCTCCGGTCTCGGGACCGTGGGCGCGGTGGCGTTCACCGGCAGCGGCCTCAACGACGCGACCAGCGGCGGCGCGTTCACCGGAACCCCGTCCGGCAGCTACCGGGTGCAGATCGACGGCACGGGGACGCCGGACACCTTCAAGTGGTCCAACGACGGCGGCGCGACGTGGGAGGCAACCGGGGTTGCGATCACCGGCGCCGCGCAGACCCTCGAAAAGGGCGTCACGATCACCTTCGCCGCGACGACCGGCCACACCTCCGGCGACCGGTGGGATATCGCCGTCACCGCCGACCTGGACGACGTGACGCTCGGCACGGCCAACTGGGGACTCGGCACGACGAACTACAAGGTTCAGATCGACGCCGAGGGCACCCCGGACACCTTCAAGTGGTCCAACGACGGCGGCGTGACGTGGAAGGCGACCGGCGTGGCCATCACCGGCTCCGCGCAGGAGTTGGAGAACGGCGTCACCGTCACCTTCGCGGCCACCACGGGCCACAACCTCAACACCTACTGGACCTTCACGACCACCGGCCCGACCGACCTGGGCGCCAGCCTCAGCCGCCTGCTCAACATGCACTGCGCCCTGTCCGAAGGCGGCTCCCCCATCGCCACCGGCCGCGAGTTCTCGATGGAATGCAACTTCAACATCGAGACCGACGACTACCGCCTCGGCGGCGCCGGCGTGCGCGGCGACCTGCCGGAAGGCAAGGTGGACATCACGGGCACGCTGAAGGCGATCTTCCTCGATGCCAGCCTCCTCGACAAGGCCATCGCGGGGACGGAAAGCAGCCTGCAACTGACCTTCACCAAGAGCACCCACAGCCTGACCATCTTCATCCCGGAGGTCAAGTACACGCGCAAGACCCCGCCGGTGGACGGCCCGAAGGGCATCATGCAGGAACTCGCCTGGCGCGCCTTCTACGACAACGCCACGGACGCGACCTCGATCAAGGTCACGCTGGTCAACGACGTGGCCAGCTACGCCTGACAGCACATCCGGGGCCTGGCGGGCGCGCGGCGCGGCGCGTCTCCCGGCCCCTGCGAACCGGAGTCCGCGCCGTTCTCTTGAAGGGAGAATCACATGGCGACGTACCGCATTCGTGGACGCGACTGGGAGGCGCGCGGACTGCTGCGCGCGGAACGGAAAGGGCTGGAAGCGCGCGGGCTTTCGATGATCGCCGGCGACACGGAGCGCGCCGGGGAACTTCTCGACGCCGTTCTTGCGCTCCTGTGGCCCTCCACCGAGGCGCAGGAGACCTTGGACCAAGCCGACCAGGCGGACATCGACACGCTCTACGCCGACGTGTTCAAGCAGACCTACCCCGTGGAAGCGGGCAAGGGCATCGTGCCGATCCCGAAGGCGCAGTGGCCCGTGCTATCAACCCCGGTGCGCGGACTGCGGCGCTGCGAGGAAAAGGCCCTGCGCGCGGCGAACGCCGAGTTCCTGAAGGGCCTGCGCGCGGACGGCATCGCGAACGTGGACGCCGTGGCCGACGCGACGCTGGCCGTCGTCTTCCCGGACCCCGCCGATCAAGCCGTGCTCGACAGATCGCCCAACGCCGCCTGCCTGAGTCTCTTCGCCGAGATTCGGGAACGCAGCAAGGGCAAGGGCGGCGCCGTAAAAAACTGACCGAGTTCTGGACGTGGTCCGTCAGCCGCGAGCGCGCCGACTACTGCCGCGCCTGCGGCGCAGCGGAGGACCCGGACAGAGCCGGGAAGGAATGCGCGGGATGCTCCTTCGCCTGTCCCGCGCTCGATGACGAAAACGCCGAGGCCGTGGAATTGCTCGACGCCGCCGGCACGCAGTGGCGCGCGACGGGCTTCGGCGTGGTGGGATTGGACTATCCGGCCGTCTTTGCCGTGGCGGAGCGCATGGGCATCGAGGTGGACGAGGCGATGCTCCACAAGCTCCGGGCCGTCGAGCGCGTGACGCTGGCCGAGGAACGCAAGCGCGCCGAGAAGGACAAGCAGGAGAAGCCGCATGGCGACTGAACTCGCGACACGGATCATCATCAGCGCACGAGATGAAGCCGGCAAGATTCTCAAAGACATTACCATTGACATTCAACGCATGACCAAGGCCAGCCGCGAGGTCTCCGCCGGCCTCCTCGAAACCTACAGCATCCTCCAAGGCTTCAGCCAACTCAAAGCCGGGCTTCAGGGCGTCGTCGCCATCACCGACGACTACCGGCAGGCGACGATTGCCATCGCCGCCAGCCTCACGGAAACCGCCGACACGTCCAAGGCGAGCCTGAAGGACATCTACGAAACGAACCTGGCCTACGCCAAGGACACGTACCTGCGGATGGGCCAGTACGCCGCCGCCTACGGCGTGAACGTCCGCGAACTGGGCGAGGCGCTGCAAATCCTCTCCGTCAAGGGCATCGTGCTCGCGAACCCGCGCGACATGGAGAACCTCGCCATCATCGCCGGCCGCATCAAGATGATCACGCGCGGGCAGGTCTCCAACATCCAGATGTCGCAGGAACTCCGCGCCGCCATGTCCGGCCAGTCCCGCGCCACCGACCAGCTTGCCATCAACCTGCGCACGAAGCTCGGCCCGGAGTGGCAGAAGATGCTGGCGACCGCCGTCCAGCAGGGCACGGCGCTTCAGTTCATCGCCGACAACCTGAAGGGCACGGCGCAGGCGTCCAAGGACATCCAAAAGACGTGGTCTTCGACCTACACGGACATCAAGAACACGTGGGAGACGACGTCCATCCCCGCCTTCGCGACGATGTATGAAGACATGGTGCGATGGGCGCAGCAGTTGAACACCTACATGAGCAAGCACCGTGACGAGATCATTGAGGGCGTCCACGCGATCTGGAAGGACCTGCGCACGGTCGTGGAAGGCGTGGCCTCCGCGGTGCGGTTCTTCGCCCAGAACGCCTGGGCGCGCGACCTGGCGGCTGCGCTGGCCATAGCGGCGGTGGCGGCCAAGACATTGGCGATCTCTGTGGCGGCAATAGGCGCCATCGGCGTGAGCATATCGGGGACGTGGGTAAACTTGGGAAAAGCGTGGGGGCAAATGGCGGCTCCGGCGTTTACAAAGCAGTTCCTTGCGGCGGTAGGAACGATCTCGGTCCCCATCATCTTCACGGCGGTCGGCGGCTTCGCGCTTGGCGCGGATATGGTTAAGCCTGGAAAGGAAGATGACGCTCTCTACTACAAGAAGCGCGCGGGCATGGTGAAAGGGGAATGGGGTCTTCAGAACGTTGCGACGAACTGGACCAACGCGATGCGCACCCTGATGTTGACAGGCATTCCGCTTATCTGGAAGCCCGAGATCAGACGGAACTATGAAGAGGCAAACGAGAAGGCCACAAAACTTCAGAAGATACTCAGCAACGTAACCGAGTGGAACAACACGCCACTCGGAAAAGGAATGACCGCGGTTGGACTGCGACACTTTGCCATTCCGAAAGAGTACATCAAGTGGACAGAAGAACAACTAAGGGCCGAACTGGAGATTGCCGAACGCACAAGAGACCAACTCTACGCTATCTGGGTGGGAACGGGCCGTGAACTCATCATCAACACGCCGCCGACCGGACTGAAGCCGTCGATGGATCGGCCCGAAGAACAAACGATGACGGCGGGCCAGAAGGCGCGCGCGCTGCAAGGCTTCACCCTGACCCGCGAGCAGATGACCGAGCAGATCAAGGCCGAGGAGGAGGTCAACCGGGCCGTCGCGAAGAATCTGCAGTCGGAGTTCGAGACCGCGCGCGCGGAGATCGAGAGGGAGTACAAGGACCTCTTCGAGCGCCTCTTCCCGACCGAGAAGTTCACGGAAGTCGGCGCGGACTTCATGGGTCTTGCCGACCCGGAGAACCAGCGGCGGTTCGAGGCCCTGACGGACTGGTACGGGATGAAGATGGGCGCCGTGGCGGAGAAGGAGACGAGCTTCTTCAAGCAGCTCTCGGGACAACTGGCCGCGCTCACGAAGACCGACGCCGAGAACGCCATCGTGGCGCACGAGGCCATGATCGATGACCTCCGCAACAAGGCGAAGGGGTTGCCGGAGGCGCTGGCGATTGTGGACCAGATCGACGCGGCGGGGCGGAAGAGGATCGCGATTCAGGAATTGAAGATGGATGATGACATAGCGCAGCGGACGCGACAACTGGCGATGAGCGGCCTGTCCTTCGAGGAGTGGCGGGGGAAACAGGAGATCGCCGTCCTACGAAAGAAATATGCCGGGAAATACGACATGCTGAAGGCCATCAGTCGCCTTGAAGATCAGTATACGATCAAGGCGGATGAGAACCGGAAGCGGTGGACGTATCAGATGCAGGACCAGATCGAAACGCTCAATCAGATCGACCTCATCACGGGACGCGCCCTCTCCGCGTGGGAAGTCCAGCGCAACCGCACCGCGCGCGAAATCGAACTCATGCGCTGGAACGCGCGCGGCGACAAGGCGCAACTGGATTGGATTGCCCGCTACGAACGCGCCGTCAACAAGCGGTACGGCGAAGGCTTCAAGCCGGGCTTCGAGCGCGGCATGACGGAGTGGGTGGAGGAGAACACGAAGACGACGTTCGAGTACGGGGTGACTGTGGCCAAGGCGGCGGCGCAGGGGATGTCGAACGCCTTCGAAAACCTGTTCTTCGATGTCTTCATGGGCCGGATGCAGCAGTTGAGCGACTACCTGACCTCGTTCCTGGAATCGATCAGCCGCGCCATGGCGCAGATGCTGGCGCAGCAGGCCGCCATCGGCATCATCGGCAGCGTCTACCCCGCCGCCGCCGGCGCGAAACCAACGGGCCAAACATCGACCGACTTCCCGAACCCCTTCACGACGAGGACGGGACTCGAAGGCCGCGCCTCCGGGGGACCCGTGATCGGCGGGACGAGCTACCTCGTGGGCGAGCGCGGCCCGGAACTCTTCACCCCGAGCCGCTCCGGGATGATCACGCCGAACGGCGCGACGGTCGGC